AGGATAATACAGGTTCTGGGAGTTAAACTGCAACATGGCAATTCATATTAATTCCGATAAAGAAAAGTTTAGGGCGGATAAACCCAGACTCATCGGTGACAGTGAACTTACTGTTAGGGGTGGGACTGGTGCGAATGAAAAAGAAATACTAAGAACGCAACTAGATGATAATACAGGATTGCCCCGTGTTGGTATTAACAGAACGGGTCAAAGAGTTAATGAAGTAAAAATCATATCTGGTGGATCTGGATATGTATCTGCACCAACAGTAACAATCGCTGCACCAGCTGGTGGAGGAGGAGTTCAAGCACAAGGTTCTGCTTTTATATTCAACGGTCAAGTTGTTTCTGTTGCTATTAATGAACCAGGTACTGGATACACACAAGCACCTCTAGTTACTTTATCAGGTGGTGGTGGTGCTGGTGCTTCTGTAGAGGCAGTTCTTGATACTGTTGACTTTGAACTTGACATCAACGGTGCTATTAGAACTTCAACCTCTATCATCTCTGATACTGCGAGAATCTTAAACCTTGATATTGACAACTTTGTTACTCCTAACGCAGCATTTAGAGCACCATCCTTAAAAACTTTTGCAAATAATACTGGAACTTTATGGTCACCTAATATTATTTTACAGGAAAATGCATACAGGTACTTCGGTGCCAATATGTATCAGTCATTAAACTCTGGACAAACTGGAAACCTTGCTCCTACACATACAGATGGTATTGAATTAAATGGTGAAGTACAGTTCAAACACATTGGTTTCCGTGTTGTAGATCAAAATGCATATGGTTATTCATCAACACCAGAGTCGGGAGAATTTCCTCGTTCTATTACACCTCTACTTGGTGACAGATCAGACAAGATTGCAACTACAGAATACGTCCTTAACTTAGCAACGAATGACGTTGGTGGTCGTATCTATGTGTCACAGCAGATTGGTTCTGACCTCAACGATGGTCGTTCTGCTGTAAACCCAGTTAGAAGTATTAAAAAGGCAGCACAATTAGCATGGTCAACACCAGGTGTTAAAGAAACACTTATTGTATCTGGTGGAGATTATGTAGAAGATAACCCAATATCACTACCTCCAGATTGTTCAGTTGTTGGAGATAACCTTCGTCTTGTTATCATTCGTCCTGCTAATCCAAAGAAACACATCTTTAAATTTGGTGATAAGAACTATGTGATTGGTGTTACTTATAGAGATAAGATTGACTCTAATGGTGATCCAGTTGCTACTTGGGACTTTGCTATGGTCTTTGACGATAAGCAAAGAGTATTAATTGACAAAGAGGCAAATGGAGATTTTGGAACATCTTGGCCTATAGGACATCAGATATTCGGTCCTGATCAATTTAGAGTTGGTTTCCAAGACAACACTGGTTTGAGTACATTACAAGCTGGTTTACAAGTTGTTGGTGTTAACACTGGTGCTAGAGCATCTATTGCTGATGTTGTGTTTGATTCAACCACAGGTGCTAATGCGTATATATCTGGTACGATTGATATCAAATTAGATAGTGGTTCTTTTGTTGAAGGTGAACAATTTAATTACGTTACATCAATTCAAACTGGTGCTCAACAATCATTAACAACATCGGGTACAACTGCTGCTAACAAAATTACATATACCACAGATCCTACAGGTGTAATTCCTCCAGCGACATATGTATATCTTTCTGATGTTGGAAATGCAGCATTTACACCTTCAGCTGGTTACTATCAAGTTGCTGCAATTCAAGGAAATGATGCAAGCAATCCTACAGAGTGGGAAGTAACTTTTGTACCTCTCTTAGGTGCTACTGGTTGGACTGTTGTTGCAACAGCATCAATAGAAACATTCCTTGGTAATGCTCAAGTAGAAACAATAAACACAAACAATCTTACATCAATCAGAGCTGAGGGTGAGGTTGTATCTGTTGACGATGATTATACTTCATCATTACCTATTTCCAGAATTGATTTTTCACTACAAGGTGATCCTAGTATTGCAACAGGTGGTCTCCAAAACGCACAGTTTGGTAACGCTGAGGATTTAGGTGGTATTGTATTCTATACAAACCCACTAGTTGGTAGAAACAATACACACGAATTTAAAGAAGGTCAAGAAATTTTAATTGAGGGTCTTTCAACAGGTTCACCAGACTTATCAATGCTAAATGGTAAGCAAAGAATTTATAAAGTATTAGAAGATGCTGATGGTCGTTGCAGAAGATTTGTAATTCCTAAAAAATTACCAGCAATAACTCAAGCTAATTATGATCCTGGTCAATTTGCTATTGTAAAATCATTCTCAAAAGCAGTTACATTATCATTACTTAACTCTCCAAACAAATTTCCTCTATCTTCACCAGTAGACAGAAGATTTCAAGATGCTTGTACATTCCTTCGTAACAACAGAGAGTTTATTGCTGATGAGGTTCTTGGTATTATTAATTCACAGTTTGCTAGACTTCACTATTCTGTTTATGATATTGGTGCTGGTGGTGGAAATGACTTTAAAATATTCATTGGTCTTGCAGAACAGGAACACACATATATTTCTGGTGGTACAGTAACCTTTAACGGAAATACAGTCAACGTAACTGATTTTGTTTATGATAACATAGTAACTGGTAATGCAACTGTTACTATTGCTTCTCCTCTAGCAGGATTAGTAGAGGATTCTACAATAAAATTAGAAGGTCTTACCTTAGAATGTGATGCTGGTCAGAAATTATATCCTGCATATAGTGCACCTAGTGCTAGTGGTAGTGATGGTGATGTACAATGTAAGCAAGACGTTATTCATTTTGTAAATGCTCTTATAAGAGACTTAGAATTTGGAACTAACCATAATATTATTGATGCTGCTAAAAAATATATTGTTGGTGGAAAGGTAACATATATTGAAGATGAAATTATTGAAAACGTTCGTGCTATTGAATACACTAGACAGTTATGTATACATGCGATTAGAAACTGGAGAATAGAGAATGGAACTCCTAGTGATCCTATCTATCAACCACTATACTCTAGTATAACCAGATACTTTGATGATACTGTTATTACAGCAACTGCAGGAACTCCTGCTTGTGCTAATGTAGTATCTGCTATTGATACTTTAGCATTCTTATGGGTTGATATTATTACCAATAATACCAACGGAACATATCTAGATGCTGCATATTTAATTTCTAGAAATAAAAATCTTATTGCAGACCAATCATTAATTGATACTGAAGCTGCTTATCCTTTCTTACAATTAAATGATGTAAATCAAAGAAAATGTCGTAGAGATGTAAGAAAAGTTTTAGATGGTTTAATAAAAGATTTATCATTAGGTGGTAATGATGGTATATTGACTGCTGCAGAAGAATACTTTACTGGAACAGCATTGACTGGTATTCAAGAAGCACAACGTCCTGCGACAATATATGCATTTGGAAGAGCAAAGACATATGCTATTGCAGCAATGCGTAACTGGACTGATGGTAATACAATAGAAGTCACACCAACTAACTCCACATACAACTCATCATCAGGTGAATTGACTGTTACATTCCCTGATCCTACAATTCCAGTTTCTATTGGAGACAGAGTTGCATTTAAAGAGGATGCACTTAATTTCTCTTGTACATACAATGGTACAACAGCAAATCATCCTGGTCCTAATCAAACAGATCCATCATACGGAAAAAGTTTTAATGTATCAAACAGAGTAAGTAATGGATCTTCAACAACAATTACATGTAATGTTGGAGATGCAGGTCCTGCTGCTGGTGTTGCACATACATTTGTAAGTGCTATAAGTAATGGCACAATTATTATTTACAATCCAACACAATTATCATCAACTATTCCTAAATTTGAGGATTGGAATATTCTTCTTGATGCAAGTGCTGGTGCTGCATCTTCAATCTTATCACCAACAAATGCCACTTACGATGGTGGAACTGGTTTATTAGAATTAACAGTTGGTTCTGGTCACGGTGTAACCACATCAAATACAGTTCGTATTGCAGAAAATGCAATAACAATGACTTGTGGAATGGACAATAATGCTACTGAGCATAGTTATCCACAAATTGGTCAACCAGCATATGGTAATAATAGACCTGTTACCGCTGTATCTACAACAACTATTACTGTTGATGTTGGACAAGCTGGTGCAAATACAACATTCACTCCAACTGCTGCCACATATGATCCTACATCTGGTGTATTAACCTTAGATATTGGATCTGGTCATAATTTAGATATAGATGAAGGTGTCGTTATTGCTGACGATTCTCTTACATTTACATGTACGATGGATGGTAACCAAAGTCAAAAGACTTATCCTCGTGCAGCTATTGATTATGTCTCTGGAAGATCTATGCCAATTGTGGCAAGGACAGAGGAGACTATTAGTATAAATGTAGGAGCAGCTGGTGCTAACAGAACATTCACACCTACAAATGCTACCTATAATCCTAATACTGGTGACATGGTATTGACCATGGGTCAACATGGTTTAGGAGTTGGGCGTGGTATTGTTATTGCAGATAATTCTTTAGTATTCACATGTGCTCAAGATAACAATCAAACTACTCATGCATATCCTCGTTCTACAGACCCTGCATCTGGAACATCTAGAACAATTACTGCTGTAGGTGAATCACAGCACACAGTTACAAACGCAGTATACACACCTAGCACTGGTGTAATGGTAGTTACAAGTGCTGGTCATGGATTTAGTGATGGTGATTACGTTAAATTTGATGATGATTCATTAACATTTACATGTTCTCTAGATGGTAATGCAACAAATCATACTTATCCACGTGCTACAGATCGTGCTAGTGGAAGATGGTTAGTTATATCAAATAAAACAAATGACACATTTGAAGTCAATGTTGGTATTACTGCATTTGGAGGAACACATGCTTTTGTCAGTGCAACATCAAATGGTTTAAAGAGACAGACAGGAACACTAACAGTCAATGTTGGAACATCCTCTAACGTAACTGCTCACACATTTGTAAGTGCTACAAATGATGCAATATCACATTCTCCAAGCACAGTTCATACATTTGTAAGTGCAAGCACTGGTGCTGTTATTCATCAACCATCTGCTGCTCATACATTCAAGAGAATGGATTCAAATTCTGTGTCTGTATATGCTGCAGGAGCTGCTCCATTATGTGCTGATGTTGCGACATCTATCAATACCATTATGGGTCTTTTAGAAGATGTATTAGATGGAACCATCGCACCTGGTGCTACAGCAAGAACATATGGAACTTTATATGATCCTGCCTTACTTTATACATATCCAGATTCTTTCTTATATGATGAGTTTAATAACAGAGTAGCAATTCGTGGTGACTTTGATGACTTCCCAATTATTGAGGCATCTCCATATACACAGAACGCATCTGTTATCTCCTTCTTAGGAGGTGGTGGTGCACTGATTGATGGATCTAAAGTCAAACAACCCAACTGCCCATTTCCTGGTCTTGAACTAGATGGATCTGCATCTTTCCCTAATCAGGGTAAGTCAATGGTTGCATCTGCATTCACGATTGTATCTTTTGGTGGTATTGGTTATAAGGTTATAGAAGACGGATATACACAGTTAGTTTCTGTGTTCGTTATCTTCTGTGCTGATGGTGTTCTTTGTGAGTCTGGTGGTTATGCATCTATTACAAACTCTGCTACAAACTTCGGTACATATGCTTTAAGAGGTATTGGATATAGAAGAGAGTGTTATGTATTTGACCAAGGTACAATTAGTAACGTATCTGCTACTCCTACTGGTAGAACTATTCTAACAGTTACTGGACTAGGTAGAGAACCACTAGAGCATTATGTTGGTAAGATTGATGGATATAGAAATGCAAATGAAAATATAGAATACTTCATAGACGTTGTTGCTGGCGTTACTGTAGGTCCTCCATTCTCTGCACAGTTAACATTTGATGATGGTACTGGTGGTGCAATGAGTCTAATTGATAATGCAACCAATGGAGCAGTTTCTACAGGTGTTCTTCTTGGTAAGAGTATCAAGTTACATAGACCATCTATCGTTAACTCCTCATCACACACTTGGGAATTTGCTGGATCAGGTACTAACTATCTTGCACTACCAGAAAACGGTGGTACTAAGACAGAAGCATTTGAACAAGTATCTGAACAGTATGGTCGTGTATACGTTTCTGGTACTGACGAACTTGGAGACTTCAAGGTTGGTACGTTTGCTAGAATTGAAAACAGAACTGGTGCTATTACCTTTACTGGTACGGTTACAATCTCTGAAGTTGAATTCTTGAAGTTGAAAGGTGGTGACGTTGTTGTTACTGGTTTTGACGCATCTAACACATTGGGTGGTGCTAACTCTAGTGACTCTAAACTACCTACACAGAAAGCGGTTAGAGATTACATCACTAACAACTTAGGACCTTACATAAACAAACCATATTCTACTAACGCTGTTCCTAGAGCACTGGTTGAACTAACTGACTCTGGTAAGATATCTATTGACCAGATTCCTGCGTTAAGACCATTCAGTGTATTTACTGTTCCCGATCAAGCAGCAAGAACTTCTCTAGAAGGAGCACTTGCTGGTGACATCGCAATCCAACAAGACACATCACAGTCATTTATTTTGAACAATGACTTAGAAAGTTTATTCTTAGGATTCCAACCAGATGCTGCATTAAGTTTTACTATCGGTGATATCTTTGAGGGTAGTCTAACAGGTGGTCGTATACAGTCAACAGAATATAGAAAAGGTGTTGTTTATCAAATTAACGTCACCAATGGTGGTTCTGGTTACACAACTCCTCCAACAATTTCATTCTCTGGTGGTAATCCAGAAGCGGGTGCGGTATCAGCAGCTGCGACTTGTACAATTGCAAATGGAACAGTTGTTACTGTAACTATTATTGACTTCAATGGATATAAAGGTGGTCTTGGATACACCACTGGTCCTACAGTTACATTCCAAGCTCCTCCAGGTGCTGGTACACAAGCACAAGGTAATGCTCTGATTGAAAGTAGACTCTATGGTAATATTGTTAATAATATTAAGATAGAAGATACAGACACAATTGATGATAGTTCAACACCAAGTGCGAATACAGTCAATATTAATAGAACTGTCAACACATCTTCATTCAATGTTAACAACTGGGTATCTCTATCATCTAACCAGATCGCTGCATCAGATATTACATCAGGTGTTATTGAGACAGATAGATTAGCATCAGGTGGTGCTGCAAACTCATTCACATTCTTAAGAGGTGACCAGAACTTTGCATTAGCAGTTCAGTCAGTTAAGGGTGCTGAGACAAGATACTTTGCTAAATTACAAGCACAGTGTAATTCTGGTTCTAGTCAGATGCAATTCACTACAAACTCTGATGTTCTTATTGGACATGAGGTTAAACAAGGAATTGCTGGCATTCAAGCAAATACAAATATTACTGGTGTTATTACTGCTGCTGGAATCACAAGTATATCTCTTAACAATCCAGTAACTCAAACAATTCCTTTAGGAACAATTATTGAGTTTGAACGTGGTGCTTCTCCAATGACATTTGAGTCTACCTTCACACAAGGTGGATTTGTTGATGATGTTATTATTGCAAATGGTGGTACAGGATTTACTAATGGTCAGTACTTCGATCTTCCTCTAACTGGTGGAACTGGTACAGGATTGAAAGCAAACTTTATTGTTTCTAATAATGTAGTTACAGACATAACAGTTACTGATGGTGGTACTGGATATAATGCTGACTTCTCAATTACAGTTGCACCAGGTGCAATAGGTGGTGGTTCTAGTCTAGTATTAAATGCTAAAGTAAGTACAGTTAATAGACAGTATGCAAACGTCTCCATGGACGTTCAGAGAGTTTCTGATTTAACAATCTCTGCCGATCTATACGGTACAATTGGTGTTTCCAGATATAAAAAATCACAGTTTAACATTGGTATAGCGGGTAATGGTTCAGTAGAACTTAAAACAGGACCTGACAGTGGACTTGATGCTGACTTATTAGATGGTCAGCAAGGTGAATTCTATACTGATGCATCTAACTTGTTCAGAGGACAAGTTCCACAAGACAGATTGGGTGGTATATATGGTATTGATATTAGTGGACAATCTAATGCTACAATTAGATTACTAAGTGGTACTAACAACCCAACCTCTAACCCAGATCCAAATAGTTTTGTTGAAGGTGCTATTCTTAATACAGTGTTCAACAGTTCCAATGGATTAGGAACTGCATATCCTTCAGTTAACACTGGTATTGGAACTGGAACATCAACCAAGCATATGGTTGCAACATTCAGAAATGGTGCAACTGGTTTTGATGCATCGTTTGGTGGTGTAAGACAACTTGCATTTGCTAATGATGATAACATGTATCTCCGTGGTTCTGGTAACGGAGTTAGCACATGGAACTCATGGGCGAAGGTATGGACATCACTTAATGATGGTGTAGATTCAGATCTCGATGCTGATAGATTAGATAATAGACAAGGTGACTGGTATCAAAATGCATTGAACATCAACTACGGAACATTATCTGATAACAGACTTCCTAGATTTGTCAGTGAGACTAAGTTCAGAGATAAAATTACAATCAAACAATTCTCTGGTGATCCTAAGTTTAGAATTTATATTTCTGGTCAAATACTTAATCAAGCACCATTTATACCTGGCGATCCTAACAACCCATCTGTAAACCTTTACAATGCTAACGCACAGGGTGTTGGTAGTTTTGTTATTGACAGTGTTGAGTTTAACGATGATGTTAATGACAACTTCAACGATTTTACAATATTAGTTGGTAGACTTACATCTGGTAATTTTGTTGGTGCTTTAACAGTTGGTACTGCATCTAACAGAGTAGAGTTTGACGATTTTACAATTGAAGATGGTAACACTGTAGAAGTTGCAAACTTACATAGTGATGGTGGTGTTGGACAATTACAACTAGGTAGAAAAGACGGAAACGCAACTACACCTAGAATACTATTCAACTCTTCTCAACTTAACGCAACCTTCAATGCTAAGATAGAAGCATCTGGTGGTAATGCAACAGCAGGATCAGGTAACCTCGATATTACTGTTGCAGATGCTGATGCGTTGACAGTTAACAATCAGGTTATTTGGAACGTTGGTAACATACAATTTAGTAGTTCTAACACAGGAAACTATGCTGTGCAACGTGATGCATCTGGTAACTTCTCTGCTGGAACAATTACAGCAAACTTAACAGGTTCTGCATCACTTAACGTATTGAAGACTGGTGATACCATGACTGGTTCTCTAAGTCTTACTGGTGCTGGTTCTGGATTAACAGTTGCTGGTATTACAAATCTAAACAGCACTGTTAATATTGCAGATGATCTTAGTGTTGATAGTGGTGCTTTATTTGTTGATGCATCTGCTAATGAGGTTGGTATTAATACTACAAATCCATTATCAACTCTCCACGTTATAGGTGATAGCGGTATCCTTGTTCAAAGCACAACTAATCAAGGTAATGCTATAATTAAATTTAGCGATACATCACCAGGTGTTCCTAGTCAAACAGGTACAATACAATATAATCATGGTGATGGTAATTCACCAGGTAGTGAATATAATGATGCCTTCACGGTGTTGAGTGATCAACCTAAATTGGCATTCCGTGTTGTTGGTGATATTATTGCATCCAGAAGAATGGGTGTTAATATCAACCGTGAACCAGATTACACATTTGAGGTTGATGGAAGTGGAATGTTTAATAATGGATTATACATCGACAATGCTAATGACAATGGTGGTGCACCAATATACTTCTTGGGTGCTTCTTCTCAGAAAAACTTTAGAATCGGTAACCAAGAAGGTTTCAATAATGCATTTGAAATTACACCATCTACAAACAATGGTGGACAAAGTTGGTCAACCACACCTGGTCTTTTAGTTCATGGCGATAGCAGAGTTTCTGTTAATACAGCAGCAACATCTGGTACTGATCCAGAATCAAACCAAGTAAGAAATTACAATCTTAACGTACAAGGTGATGTTAACTTTAACGGTCAACTATTCCAGAACAATGCTGAGTTTGTAACATCTAGATGGACTGAAGCAACCAATGAATATGATATCTACAGATTATCTAAAGTTGGTATAGGTCCTCAAATGCCAGCAGTAACTGATCCTACAAAAGAATTAGTTGTTGGTGGAGACATTGATATCCAAAACGGATTATTTAAAGGAGATCAAACACTAACTGGTGGATCTCAATGGTTCTCACCTGGTTACTTTGGTGTTGACAGAGCAGTAGTTCTTGATCCATTTGAGAAATATGGTGGTGTTAAGTTTAGAAGACTTAATGTTGGACAATACGCATGGTGGGTTCTAATTGTAGAACAAACCTCAGTTGGCAATTACACTGTTAAATATGGTGCAAAAGTCAAGACTCCAACTGGTGGAACAACAGGTGAAATTTTAGAATTTGACTTTGATGCTGCAATAGCAACCATAGGTAGTCCAGAACTAACACCTGGCAAAGTTTACAACCTTGCATGGTTAAGTGGTAATGGTGGAGGATCCATTCCTAGTCCTAGTGGAAGCATTTTTGTTGATGTTGGTAGTGGTGGTCTAGTTGACTACGTTCAAACTAATAGTGCTCCATCTGCTGGTGGTACATACAGTACATCAAATAATAGTACTGCACAAAATATCCATATACAATTACTACCAGCAAAAGCAACATTATCTGCTAATGGTTTTGAACAGTGGACTGATAGTTATGGAATGTTCAAGAAATGTAAGCAGACAATTGATGAGACTGTGGTTGTTAGTGCAGGAGAATTTATTATCTCCTTTGGTGAACTGACAATTGCGTCAGGAAAAGAAGTTACCATTGAAAATGGTGGCGAATGGACTATTAAATAAATAACTAATAAATAGTAAGATACAAAGAGTATTAGAACATGTCATCCCTTAATGTAGATAAATTAAATGTAAGCGTTGGTATTGAACTCCCTTCGTATACTTCTAATAATAGACCGACTGGTAGTGTTGGTTTAATGATTTTTAACAGCACAAGTGGAACTGTTGAAATATATGATGGAAATTCTTGGATTTCTACAGGTCAGGGTGGTATTGAGGCATCTGGTGGAATTGTAAGTGTGAGTGGTAATTTTAAAATGCACGCTTTCACACAACCAGGAACTAGCACATTTCAAGTTACTTCAGTACCCGCTGGAACAACTGCAGAAGTTTTAGTCGTTGCTGGAGGCGGTGGTGGTGGTGGATCCCACGGTGGTGCTGGTGGAGGTGGAGGTGGTGGAGTTGTCCATCATACTTCATATCCAATCGCTGTTGGAAGTTATAATGTGGTAGTTGGAGACGGTGGTGTTTCTGGAACAGGATTTAACGCAAACTCAGGTAACGATTCCTCTTCACACGGTAGACCAGGTGGAGATAGTTATTTTGATAATATCCATGCTATTGGTGGCGGGGGCGGAAACGAAAGTTTCTATTATTTTTCAATCTACAAGAATGGTGGATCTGGTGGTGGTGGCGGAGACATGTGGCCAGCAACCAGAGCAGGAAACGTACCTGGTGGTAGAGCATGGACTGGTGGAAATGCTCTTCAAGGTAATAACGCTGGTGGAACATATTACGGTAATTATGGAGGAAGTAGAGGTACTGGAGGTCCTGGTCCTAGTGAAGATGGTGGACATTCTGGTCCTCATGAAGGAGCTGGTGGAGGAGGTGCTGGAGGAACAGCATCTGGTGGATCTTCTAACACAGCAAGTAATGGTGGAATAGGAATACAGTTAAATCAATTCTCTCCATACGGTTTTCCATCTGGATGGTTTGCTGGTGGAGGTGGAGGTGGATACTTCACATCTGGTGGAGGTTCTGCTAACAGAGCAAACAACTCTACTGGTGGTTACTATGGCGGTGGTGGTCGTGGTGGATCTACTGGTTATTCCTTATATGGAGAAGATGCTGTAAACGCTACTGGTGGTGGCGGTGGAGGTGGATCCTCTAATAATAATGGAATATCAAATGCAGGACGAGGTGGTTCTGGTATCGTAATAGTTCGTTATCAAATTTAATTAAAATGTCTAAACTCAACGTAGGTATTCTAAAACCAACAGAGGCATTTACAGTACCTATTCAAAATACATCAACAAGAAATAACACTGATCATCAAGTTGGTTCTATCATTTATAATACAGATACTAATTCTGCTCAAGTTTTAACTTCTGGTAGTGGGTGGTTGAATCTTGGTAAAGGAAAAGTAATTGCTAGTGGTGGAACAGAAACTACACCAGGTGATGGATACAAATATCATGCGTTTACACAAACAGGTAATAATTTTACTTTTACAATTACATCAGTTGGTTTTTTAGCAAGTATTGAACTTTTAGTCGTCGCTGGTGGTGGCGGAGGAGGAGGTTCTCACGCTTCTGGTGGTGGCGGTGGAGCTGGAGGAGTTCTCTGGCAACCACAATGGTTTCCAGAAACAGGAACTTATACAGTAAGAGTTGGTGCTGGTGGAGTAGGAGGTAAGACTGGTTCTTATTATACTAATGGATATTACTATACAGGACAAGGAGATGGTAATTTTTTCCATGGTCGTAGAGGAGAAGATAGTTACTTAAGAAAAAATGATGATTCACAAATCACATTTCTTGCCATAGGTGGCGGTGGTGGAATGGAATCATTCTATACAAATAACGAACAAAGAAGTAAGACACCTACAAACTATTGGGGACAACCAGATGGTCATGAAGAGAAAAATGGTGGATCAGGTGGTGGATCAGGAGATTTCTACACTGGTGTACAATCATGGGTAACTCATAACCTTGGTGGTAGATCTACTCAAGGAAATTTTGGTGGTTATGGTTATGGAAACTCAGGTGGTTCCAGATACGCATATGGTCCTGGACCTCACAACGGACCTTATGGTAGAAAAGATAATGGAGATTATCCACAAGGAAGAGGTGATGGTGGAGATGGGGGAAGAGTTCCTCGATATCGTGGAATGAATGGTCATGGACAAGACAACGGTCATAGTCAACCACATGAAGGTGCTGGTGGTGGCGGAGCTGGAGGATATGAACTAGGTCGTCAAGGTAGTAATACTGATTATGGTCAAGTTAACTGGCCAGCAACAGTAAAGGGTTGGAGTAGAACTGCACCTGGTTCTGGTGGTCCTGGTAGATATTTTCCTGGTTTTGAGTACTGGGGAACTACAGAAACTAACGGAACTTCTGGAACTAGAGGTTGGTTTGGTGGAGGTGGAGACGGAGGTCAATACTGGTACACCACTAACGGTGCAAGAGGACCTAACAATAAAGGTGGTGGCGGTGGTGCTGGTTGCTATGGTTATCAGAACTCTGTTGCTGCTACTAATGGAATTGCCAACACAGGTGGTGGTGGCGGAGGAGGATCAAGTAATAATACTGGTGGAGGAAACCAAGGAGGATTCCATGGTGGAGATGGAGGATCTGGTATTGTTCTTATCAGATATAAAAATTAATTACCACGCCCAACAAACAAAAGTATCTCTTACTCCATTGAGTATCGGATTTACTCTATGTTGATATAAAAAATTAGAGGGGAAGCACAACACTTCCCCTTTTTTTAATTTAATAGAATAATCTTTCCAAAATACTAATTCCCCTCCTTCGTAATTATCATTAAGTGCTCCAACAAAAGAGAGTGCGGGAATGCCAGGATTACTTCCATCAAACAAACTTTTTATATGATCAAAATGCATATCCATTTTTTGATCAAGATGATAACGATTAAATCTAATTTCAGAAAGTGTAAAAAGAAATCGAGATGTATTCTGACATGATTTGTCTGAGTGCATCTGTTCGTATTTTCTACCAGTTTTTATAACAAAAGAATTTAAAACTGAATCAAGTGGTTTTGAATAAGTTACATCTGGTTCTTTAGATGTATCTTCTTTTTTAGCATATTCACCATATATTGATCCCCATTGATGTTTTTCCCAACGTTTAAATTCTAATTCTTCTAGAACATAATCGCATATTGCATCAGGTACTGACTTTTCAATAAAAATAAAATTATCAAGAGACTGCATCTATCATATCCTCAAAACTAAATTTATTTTGGAAATCATACCATCCAGTAGCAATATATTTTGTTTGAGTTTCACTCATGACTCCATGATGTGTATGAGTCCAATATGCTGGCCATATAACTAATCTACCTTCAACAGCTTCGGTTGTGTAATCATAGTTTGTAAAATAAGTACCTCCTTTATCTGTTACTGTATTCAAGTAAAACATCCATGCTAAAATTCTAGCAGAAGGACCGTCCATATTTTCACAATGTGGATTATGATATCCTTGACCTGGTTTATACTTCTGTAAGTTATATAATGAAGATAATTCCCAAACTGCTACGTTGTCAATCTCTTTATATTTTTCTCTATACTTTTCAATATGTGGTAACAGTCTAGATGCAAGTATCTTATCAGGTTCTAACCAATTATTGAAATCCATCCAGACATCAGTAGAGTCTTTATAACTTTTGTCAACACGGACATCATCATGATTTTCTCCATATATTTGACCTTTGTGTTTTAGATCATCTGGACACTCTTCAAAATATTTTATTATATCCTTACACATTTCTGGAGTAAGAGCGTTATCGTATATTTCTATAAAATTCATTTTAAGTTAAAGGAAATAATTGTTCTTCTTTTGTCGCTCATATTTGTAGACGCTTCATGTTGAATAATTGATGGAAAGATAATAAGATCTCCTTCTTTTACTTTAGGTTCATAAGTTTCATATTGACCTAGCATACTTCTATTGTTCGACATATGTGGAGAGTAAAATGTTGTTGCTGAATGTTCTTCATCATCAAATTCTACATATAGAACTGCACTCCATCCACCAATACCATGATT